AACAAACAGGATGATTGTGTTTTCCCCCGGCTTGATGCATGGGGTAGAGAAATACACAGGCACTCGGCTGTCGGTGGCTGTTAATCCTTGGGCACGTAAACCTTTGGGGTACGTATGATTATTGCAATACCACCACGCATAGCTTATGGACAGGATGAGATTGCCTTCTGGGATGGGTTCCTGACAGAAGAGGAGATTAACTTTCTTCTAGCCCAGCCTGAGTGGGTGCAGCGCGAGGCAGGTTGTGTTGGCGGTGTTGGCGGTGCAGTAGTTGACCCAAGCATACGGGAGACAAGTGTTGGTTGGATAGGCCCGAAACCTGAGATGGAAGCTCTATGGGGCAAGCTCTCCCGAGTAGTGGCAGAAGTCAACCGACGCTACTTCCATTTTGATCTGACCGGGTTCCATGAGCCTATGCAACTGGGGGTTTACACCGGGGATACAGGTGGGCATTATGGCTGGCATACGGATGCGTCTTCGCAGGATTCTGGGGTGCCGCGCAAGCTATCGATGGCGCTTCTACTGTCAGATCCGTCCGAGTTTGAGGGTGGTGAGTTTCAAGTAAAGACAACGAGTGACGAGGCCAAGACATTGGAGTCAAAGCGTGGCAGAGCGTGGTTCTTTCCGTCCTACACACTGCATCGGGTGACCCCTGTGACCAAAGGCGTTCGTCGTTCATTAGTGTTATGGGTCGGCGGCCCACCGTTTAAATAGGTTTGCTATGCCACTACAGAAATTACAATTTCGCCCCGGCGTAAACCGCGAAGGCACAACGCTTGCCAACGAGGGCGGCTGGTATGACTGCGACAAGATTCGGTTCCGCTCTGGCTATCCTGAGAAGATCGGCGGCTGGGCTGCGCTGTCGTACAACACCTTCCTTGGTGTGTGCCGCTCCATGTGGAATTGGGTAACACTTAAAAGCTATAACCTGCTGGGTGTTGGTACGAACCTGAAGTTCTATGTTGAAGACGGCGGTGACTATTACGACATCACCCCCCTGCGGGAGATAAACGGCAACACGCCCTCTGCTGGGCCGCCCGTAGTTAACGCTTCTACGATTAGCCTTACAGCCAGCGGTACAACAATGACGGTATCTGACAGTTCCGCAGATAGTTTGCAGGCTAATGATTTTGTGACCATCGCAGGTGCCGGTACGATTGGCGGCGTGAACGTTAATGGTGAGTATCAGATTGTTGAAGTTCTCACAGGCACCACTTATACAGTGACGTTGGCTACGGCAACGACAGGATCTAACTCTGCGGCGACAATTACGATTGCCTACCAGATCAATACAGGTTTTCCTATTTACACCATCGGTACAGGCTGGGGCACGGGACCTTGGTCTCGCGGTACTTGGGGGTCAGGCTTTACAACCGGCTTTGGTTTGCAGTTGCGCCTTTGGAGTCAGTCTAACTTTGGTGAAGACTTGCTGTTCTCACCACGCGGTGGCGCACTATATCTGTGGCAACCGGGCAGCGGTGCTACTCCTGCGTTTGGAACACGAGGTACTTTGGTTTCTGGTCTGGATGTCCCGTCTCAGATTAACCAGATCATGGTGTCAGATACATCACGAATTGTGATTGCGTTTGGTTGTAATGACTACGGCGCTTACGGCACAACTACTCAAGACCCGCTGCTTATTCGTTGGTCTGAACAAGAGAGCTACACAAACTGGACCCCAGCGGCGACAAACCAAGCGGGCAGCTACCGCCTCTCACACGGCTCAGAAATTGTGGGCGCGATGCAGACTCGTCAAGAAATCGTTGTGTGGACGGACGCTGCTATTTACTCGATGCAGTATCTTGGACCGCCGTTTGTTTATGGCTTCACACTTCTCGCCGACAACATCTCCATCGTCTCCCCCAACGCTATGGCAACTGCTGCTGGTGTGGTGTACTGGATGGGTGTTGATAAGTTCTACATCTACTCTGGTCGCGTGGAGACGCTCCCATGCTCGGTGCGTCAGTTCATCTTCAACGACATTAACCGTGACCAAGAAGCGCAGTTTAACGCTGGCACCAACGAGGGCTACTCAGAAGTCTGGTGGAATTATTGTTCCAAGAACTCGACTGTCGTAGACCGCTACGTCATCTTTAATTATCTGGATCGGGTGTGGTACTACGGCACCCTAGACCGTACGGCTTGGCTGGACTCGCCGCTGCGTCAGTTTCCTATGGGGGCAACGGCTGGCAATATCATTGTGTACCACGAAGCGGCGGTGGACGATGGTAGTACGAACCCACCAAGCGCAATCAACGCGTACATACAGTCGTCAGACTTTGATATTGGTGACGGGCACAACTACGGATTTGTCTGGCGTATCTTGCCGGATATTACGTTTGATGGTTCTGACACCACAGGCGCGACAAGCGATAAACCATTTGTTGCTTTCACCGTACGTCCACGTCAAAACCCGGGTTCATCTTATGGTGTGGCGGCATCACCAAACGTTACCTCGGCGCAAAGCTATGCCGGGCAGACCACCTACAACGTGCAGCAGTTTACAGAGATTGTGTATAGCCGAGTGCGTGGCAGACAGATGGCGTTCAAAGTAGCGTCTAATAGTATTGGCACACAGTGGCAGTTGGGCGTACCCCGTATCGATGTTCGTCCGGACGGTAGGAACTAATGACCGCATTTACTCAAGTTGTTACCACAGAGACGACCTCGCTTACGACGGTTAAGTCTCCCGCGCTGCCGTTTGCGCCAGTGCAGTACGACCGTGGGTACCACGATACGCTAAACAACATTCTGCGCCAGTACTTCAACACAATAGATGCGCTGATAAGTCAGTTGCGCGTGGGCAATCTAAACACGCTGGCGCTACCGCAGGGCGCGTTTTTCCAAGATGGTGTCACAACACTTTCTGCCGGTATAAACAACGCAGTCACCACTATCCCTGTCGTATCCACAACGGGGTTTCAAAACGCGGGTGTAATACTTATTGGGTCTGAACTTATATCGTACACCGGCAAGACAGCTACTTCGTTTACCGGCTGCACTCGTGGGCAGTATGGCTCAAGCAATGCCGCGCATTTGGCGGGTGTTTACGTAGGTGAGGCGCAAGCGGCATCAGGTTCAATTGCGCTTGTTATGACTGAGACATCCAGTAGCAATGGTGTAGCACTTGATCCAGCAGACAAGTCCAAAATTGTGTTTGATACGGCTGGGTATTACAACATTCAGTTTAGTGTCCAGCTACTGTCGTTTGATAATGCAGTGGACAACGTGACGCTGTGGTTCAAAAAGAACGGTACCAACATCGACTACAGTGCAGGTATTGGCACCATTCCAGCAAGGATCAGTGCGACCAAACCAGCTACGGCAATTATCTCGTGGAACATTATTATCCCAGTCAATGCCAACGACTACATCCAGCTTTATTTCGCATCGGATAGCGGCAACACTTTGGCGGTGACTTACCCGCCGGGAACTAGCCCAGCACACCCGACTTCACCGTCGGTTATCTTAACGGCAACCTTTACTTCGGCGCTGTAAGCCTATGCTTTGCGTACGTACGATGATAAACTTTGACAAATTTTTCAGGATGAGGTAGCGATGAGCCTCCACACACTAGCCAACCACCTTCAGTCTGCTGGTCGCGGCGAGGACAAAGTACTTGTCCACATGACTCCCGGCGAAGTTAATGGGCTGCAATCCCTTGCAATGGCCCACGGCGGCTCCCTCACGATCAACCCAGAGACCGGTCTGCCTGAAGCTGGGATCTTAAAGAGTTTGCTGCCGATGATTGCTGGTTTTGCCCTTGGGCCAGCAGGGCTAGGTATGACCGCGATGCAAGCTGGTTTAACCACAGCCGCGATAGGCGCTGCTTCCACAGGCAGTCTAACAAAAGGTTTGATGGCGGGTCTCGGCGCGTACAGTGGAGCGGGATTGGGTGCTGGTTTGCAATCTATGGCTGCTCCAGCTACCGCACCTGCCGTGCCCGGGCTGTCTCCAACAGTAGCAGCCAACCCAAGTGCGTTGGCGGGAACCAGCCCACTGGCAAAAGTGGGCGCGGAAGACATACTTACTTCGACGGATGATTTAATGGGGATTAAACCCGGATTTTACGATCCGCGTACGTCTTCTGTGTTTGTTAAAAACGCTCCAGTTGTAGCGGCTCCGCCCGCCGACGCTGCAAAATTCTTGACTACAGACGCAACAAACAAATCAGTTTTGGGCAAGCTGGGCTATACAGGTCCGGGGTCTTTGCCAACCGCAGGGACTACTCCCGTTGTAACCACAACTCCGCCTGCGGCAATAGAAACCGTGGTGCCAGAACCAGTGGCAATAAAGCCGCCAAGAGCAGATACATATTTTGATGCAAGATATGACGCATATAGCCCTGTTAAAGACTCTGGTTTTGGGATCAGAGGTGGTGCCGCGCAAAAAGTTCCAAGCTCCATTACATCGGATGTGTACGGCGGCGCTCCTAAATTAGAAACTTCTGCTGCACGAAACGGAGTTCGTACCATAGAAGTAGATGATTTTGTACCAAAAGAAGTTAACGTGATGCCCAACGCTTCGGCATCTAAAGGCCCAATTGATTTGACATACGACGGTATCCCATACAAATATGGAGACGGCAGGCAGTCAATTTCTTTTGCTGAAAACCACACATTACTGAAAGACCCGACGCGAGGTCCGGTTGATTTAACATACGATGGTATTCCCTACAAATATGGGGATGGTAGGCAGTCAATTGCTTTTGGCGAGAACCATACTCTGCTGAGAGATCCGCTTGTACCCATAGAATCGAGAACAAGCCCGGTACCAATAGAAACGCGTGTTGCTCCTAAAGAAGTATCACTTGCAAGGCCAAGACAGGAGTTGTTCCCCGGTGGGGAGTCAATAGCGTCCCCTCGGTCACTTTCCGGTCCGTTTAGAGGGCGCATGGCTGAACTAGGCCGTGGTGCAGAAGCATCATTCTCCAGCCTTGAAGGGTTAAAGGGATTGTACGCAGCATCTGAAGCTGCTGCTCCTTATGGCATGTACGCTGGTCTTGGTAGTACCGCATACACCATGTACGATGAGAAGCGGCAACAAATGGAAGATGAGGCTCGGGCAAGAGCAGAGGCCGACAGGGGGCTGATCCGTCCGTATACGTTTGATTACGGCGGAGAAAGTGTGTCTGCCCAACCATATTACGGCAGTGCAGAGCGCACCTATTTCCGACCAACTTATACGGAGCGTCCTTCTTATAAAGCGCCGGGGCCTGAGTATGCTGCCAAGGGTGGTTTGATGGGCTTGGCTGTTGGTGGTCCTGTTGAACAGATGGCCGCGATGAATGCGGTGGGAGCAAACACAGGCTACCCGATGGCAAGTATTAACACGCCTGTTTACAGCAACCCCATGATGCAGCGTCCTGAAGCCACAAATGTAGTCGCCCCGTCAGCAGATGCAGGAGTTGGTACTTATTCTGGCGAAATGCGTTTTGCAAGAGGTGGGGATACCGCAGAACCAGAAAGCTCTGGGTACACGTACTCTTATGATCCAAAAACAAGCCAGTTTACGCAGACGGGTGGTCCGGGAGCAATGCCATCGGACAAGGATTTAGCTAACGGTCTTGCAGCGCAAGACATGCATCGCCGTTTTGTTGAATCACAAGTTACTGGTAAGCCATACAACTCTACGCCAAGCTGGTTACAAAATACCGCAACACCCAACGGACCAGTAAGCGGTGGCGTAGCTACCCCCATGATGCAACCCGCAGCCCCGGCTCAATCGTTTATTCCAAACATCAATGTCCCTGCGTATCAGACACCAGAGCAGCAGCTTGGTCTGGGTGGGTTCTATGACTACATGAATCGTCAGATGGGCGGTTACAAAGGATACGCAATGGGCGGTGGTGTTTCACATCTTGGTGACTATTCTGATGGTGGGCGACTATTGAAAGGACCCGGCGATGGAGTTTCGGATTCTATCCCTGCTTCTATTGGTAACAGGCAACCTGCTCGTCTTGCTGATGGTGAGTTTGTGGTACCCGCACGTATTGTGTCCGAAATCGGAAACGGTTCAACCGAAGCCGGTGCCCGCAAGCTATACGCGATGATGGACCGTGTGCAGAAAGCCAGACGCAAAACGGTAGGAAAAGATCAAGTAGCGCGTAACACGAAAGCAGAAAAACTTTTACCCGCATGAGTTACACATTTCATCTTGGTAAACATCGGGAATCGTTTGAAGAGCTAGAACCGTTGTACCGCCAGCATTACGATGAAATGGTTGAGAGGCTTGCTAAGGATGGCATACCTTACTCACCATATAACCCGAGGTGGAATGAGTACTGGCGTGCAAGTGATGGTGGTTGGTTGCTAACGTTTATCTTGAGGCACGAAGGGAAAGCTGTCGGCTGCAGTAATGTTTATCTTACAAACGACATGCACAACGGTGACTTAATTGCACAAGAAGACACCATTTATGTTTTGCCAGAACACCGTAATGGAATAGGTAAGAAGTTTGTGCGGGTGATACTGGATGAATTAAAAGAGCGCGGCGTGAAGAGAGTATCCGTTGCTGCGTTAACAGATTTGAGGGTTGCCAAGCTCTGGAAAAGGATGGGCTTTAAAGAGGCAGCGGTTCAAATGATATATACATTTTGAGGTAATACTATGTGCTCATCATCACAACCTTCAGCACCTGAAAAACAAACAGTTACCCAAACTTCGATACCGGATTATGCCAAGCCGTATGTCGAAAAGATGTTGGGCAAAACAGAGGCGCTGGGCAACGCTCCTTACCAAGCATATCAAGGCGAACGGATTGCCGGGTTTACCCCCATGCAGCAACAGTCGCAGCAGGCAGCGGCAAACTTGGGGCCAGCCCAACAGTTGGGTGTTGGCACACAGATGGCAGGTCTTGCCGGTCTGGGCGCGATGGGTGCAGGTCAGCAGTACGCACAACAAGCCACCAACCCTTACTCCATGCAAGCGTACATGTCGCCTTACGTAGAAAACGCACTTGCTCCCCAGATGCGAGAAGCGACAAGACAGTCCGCTATGCTAGGTCAGCAGAACCAAGCACAGGCTGTACAACAGGGTGCGTTTGGTGGCTCACGTTCAGCCATTGTAGAAGCGGAGCGTCAGCGCAATCTGCAAAACCAGCTTGGCGATATCTACGGCAGAGGTATGCAGTCAGCCTTTGAGCAGGCCCGTCAGGCACAGCAATTTGGATCTACGTTGGGGCTGCAAGGTTATCAAACCGCAGGTCAAATGGCGGGTACGTTGGGTCAGTTGGGGCAGACACAGTTTGGTCAGCAGCAGCAAGCGCTTCAAACGCAGGCTCAGATGGGTGCGCAGCAGCAGGCACTGGAGCAACAACGTCTAGCCCAGCAGTATTCCGACTTTGCTTCTCAGCGCCAACATCCGTATCAACAGTTGGCATTTATGTCGGACATGCTGCGTGGTTTGCCACTTGCGCAATACTCACAGACAATGTATCAACAACCAATGTCACCGCTGGGAACAATAGCAGGCGCAGGGTTGACTTATATGGGTGGACAGAAGGCTGGCTATTTTGCAGATGGCGGCGTTACCGGGCTGGCTCTGTATAACATGAGCAAGGAATAATCATGATTCGTGATATCGGCGAAATTCAGGCGCTTGCCACAAAGTACAGCAAGCCACAGTTGGCGCGTATGGCTCAGATGGGTCTGATAGATCCTACAAAGGCCGTGATGGCTGGGATGATGATTGACCGCATCACTAAGTCAAACATGCAACCACCGCAAGCCACGGTTGCTGACGAAGCTTTGATGCCTGTGCAGATGATGAATCAGCCTAAGCCTGATATGCAAGCCATGCCAGCATCGCCGATGATGCGCCCACAAATGCCGCCCACACAAACGCCGTCCACACAGATGTCGCCTACGCAAATGCCAGTTGCCCCGGCTGGCCTCGGCGGACTGCCTGCTACGCCCCAGCCCAACGCTGGTGTGGCAGCACTGCCTTCAGGTATTACTGAGATGGCTGGTGGTGGCATCGTTGCATTTGATGATGGTGGTGAAGTACCGGGGTATGCTGGCGCTGAAGAAAGTGTAGTGCGTGCCAAGCCCGGCTATGGTCGAAGCTTTGAGTTCTTGCCGGTTTATGTTCCACCAAAAACTTCGCCGCCTCCTGCGCCGCCTCTTGCGTCAGATGCTGGTGAAGTGTTTTCTAATATAGGCACCGCGACATACAACCTTGGCAGGTCAGTGCTTGACCCAGTATCAGACTTTTTTGCACAGCCAACGTCGCGTGGTTCAGTTCTTCGCGTAGATCCTAATACTGGAAAACCTGTTTCGTTTGGTGAGTACATGCGCTTACAAGAGGCAGAGCGTAATGCTGCTGCTTTGCCGCAAGCCAATACAATACTTTCAAACGTAGCATCTAATCAGCCGCCGCTTGCCGATCAATCAACTCAATTTGTTGCAGCTACTGCGCCAGCAGCAGACAACCGTGCAGCAACAAGAGGTGGACGGTCTCGTAACACACGCACTAATACCAGACAGACTAATCGTGCGGTAGATACTACGCAGCAGGCATCACCAAACGCAAATCAAACGACGCCAACCACTTATTGGAACGACCCAACTACCGTTGCTAAGCAGGGGGATGTTAGTGCACAGGTAGAAAAAACTGTAACTGAGCCAACAGTAACAGAGCAGCCTTCTGGTATTGCAAGCATTGTGCCTAAGCGCCCTGATCCATTAACCATCGATCCAAATCTTGGTAAGTTTACAGTTACTCCTCTGCCAGTTCCAAAGGAAAAAGGAATTAAAGACTTTTTGCTGGAGCAGAGAGAGGCGGCGAAAGAGGCTGGCGTAAACAATGATATTTATAAAGATCTGATGAGAGATCTTGAGGGCAAGAAAGGCAAGCTTGGTGAGCGCAAGAAGGAAGCGTTTGGCAATGCAATCATGCAGACTGGTCTTGCGCTGCTTGGCGCTCGTCGCGGTCAAGAATTTGCGGTACTTGGTGAGGCAGGTCAGAAATCCTTGCAGAATCTGGTTCTTGCAAATGAGAAGATTCGTGAGACAGAAGACAAGATTGATGACGCTCGTCGTAGTCTGTTGCTGTCAGAAAACGATTACAAGCGCACTCTATCTGACAAAGCTCTTGAAAATGTGCAGAAGCACAGGGACAAGATTGAGAATCTGGAAAACAGAAATATTGAAAATCAAAATATTGCAAACCAAGAAATTGCAAAAATACAGGTTCAAAAATTTGGCAAGCAGGTTGATCTCCGTGGTCAAGATATACAGGGATACGGCTATGATCTTTCTGCTCAAACACAACTTGGCGTGGAAAAATCTCGTCGTACTGGCGCACTGGAAGTTGCAGAAAAACAAATGCAATCTCATCTAGAAGGAATTAGAGAGCAAAGCAGGTCTCATTTAGAGGGCATTAAACTACAGGGCAATAATCAGCTAGGTCTTGCTCATTTACAAGGTTATTACCAGCTTGCCGCAGAACGACTGCGAATTGCAGGTATGAACCGTCCCGGTGAGACTGAGCGAATGATGGCTGAGCATGACCGCATTTTAAAAACGCAGGGGCCAGAAGCGGCTGAAAACTATATTAGACTTAAGGAACGTATTTCTGGTGCAGGAAAGCCACAAAACACATTCTCATACGAAGAGGCGATGAAGATCGTTGCTGCTAAACCGTCAAATATAAATGCTAGTCCGCAGGAACTAGCAAGACAGGCAAGAGAGTTGATGGCTACAGCACAGACAACACAACCCCCTCCGTCTAATGCTCCAGCAGTTGGTACTATTCAAGAGTGGGATGGTAAAAAGTGGCGATTTAAGGGTGGTGCAAATACCAAAGACAACTGGGAACAAGTTAGATAACAGGAGTTAATATGGCTGCACCAGCACCATGGGAAATGGATTGGTCCAAGAAGAAGGATGAAGATCGTCCGCCTTGGGAGCGCAATTATGGCGCACCACCAGTTCCAACAAAGGCTCCTACCGCCCCCACTACGCTGCGTGACATAGGTGTGTCGGGTGCATCCGGATTTGTTGGTGCCACGAAAGCACTGACAGATGTGTTTGGTGCGGACAATGCTGCCAGCCAAGCTTTGGGCCAAGCTTCTACCAGCCTGCAAGAGATGTACACGCCTGAGCGTCGGCGCGAGATAGAGTACTACCAAGCAAAACAGCAAGAAGCTGCCAAGCGTGGCGACATTACTGGTGAGGTTGGTGCTGCGTTTGAGGGGATCAAAGCTGCGCCATTGCAGGGCACTGTGCAGGCGATTGGCTCACTGGTTCCTAACTTGGCTACGCTGCTCATCCCCGGTGCTGGTGAGGCTCGTGCGCTTCAGCTATCACGCGGCGCTATCAATACGGCTATCGGTATCATGCAAGGTACTGGTGCTGTCAAAGGTGCTATATACGAAGGCGTCAAGCAGGAGTTGATACAGAACGGTATGGACGAAGCTTCTGCTGCTCGTAAAGCGGAAGAAGCCCAACGGTATCTGGGGAAGAATGCTGACCAGATCTTGGCTGGTGCTGTAATTGGTTACGGCGCTGGTAGGCTTGGTGCAGAACAATTCCTCACCCCCGGCTCTCGTGCTGCCACGCGCAAGTTGGCAACGATTGGCACAGAGATGGGCACAGAGGCCATACAGGGCGGGCAAGAGCAACTGGCACAGAACATAGCCCTACAACGTCAGGGATTCAACGTTCCTACATTCCAAGGTGTGGCTGGTGCTGCAACACAGGAAGGTATTCTGGGTGCGCTGGGTGCTGGTCCAGTATCGCTTATCAGTGGTCGTCCGTCGCAGAAGGATGTGCCGGGGGCTCAGCCAGTAACTGATGCACAGGTGCCTTTACTACTTGAAGGTAAGGGTGCGTTCGTGCCGGTGGGTCTGCCGGATGGTTCTGTAGCTATGACTCGCCAAGATCTGGCTAAGTACGAAGAAGAAAAGTTTAAACAGAAGTATGCGCCGCAAGATATCGAGGGAAGAACTACAGTAGCTGCGCCGCCAGCCACACGCGCTATGCCAACTGAGTCTGGCCTAAGCTACGGCACGGCTACACAAGAGATAGAGTTGCTCAAGCGTCAACCACGCACGCCTGAGACAGACGCTCGCATCAAAGAACTCCAGCAGTACAAGATGGAGACTTTGACGGATCAAATTAACGCATCAAAGCTTCCAGTCAGTCCTGAGTTAAAAGCGCTTCGTGAACAAATGGAACGTGGTGATATGACCTATGAGGGTCAGCAGCGCGTTATAGACCAGATGCTTGCGGAGTTCTACTCGAGTCGCAAGGGATTTAAGGGCATAGAAAAAGAAGGCGTACCAAAAACTGAGGAAGAGCAAGAGCTTGCCGACCTTAATGGATATGCCAGAGATTTATCAAAGGAATACAAATCTGTTACTGCAAAGAAGCTCAACACCGAACTTAAGCGGGCGCTGGCTGGCAAGCTGTTCCCCGAAGAGGTAGTCAGCGAGATTGGCGTTGAAAGAGAATATAAGTACTTGGCTGCACCCAAGGGTGTAAGGGGCAAGTTAATTGCCGACTTGGTACACGACGGTATTCTGGATGAGTTTCTGCCTCCCAACATGCGTGCAGAGTCAGCTGGATTTGATGGGCAAGAGTCAGAGGAGTACATCAAAGATCTGCTGAGGACAGAGCAATTCCGTCCATATGACGCACAAGTCCAAGCTCGGATACTGGGCGACAAATTGGGTGAGATTGATGCTCGCATTAAAGAGCTAACAGAATTACCTAAGCGCATGGCTGGCTTGTCACCAGAAGAGGTGCAAGCAGAGACAGATCGCCTTGCCCGTGAAGCTGGCTATCTGGGGCAGCCACGCGGTGAAGAAGTATTGCAGCCTATAGAAGAGCCTGCCGCACAGCCGGTGGAGGATGAGTACTACCCGGACATGGGTCAGGCAGGTCTTGAGGCTGAGACTACGCCTGCGGTGGAAGAGTTTAAGGCTGCGGATCAAGCGTTCCAGCTTTCGCTCCAGCAGTACGAGGCGTTGACCCAGCAACTCAACAGTGTCCCACAAGGTGTACCCGGGAGAGAGGCTCTGGAGCAGCAGGTGGTGGAGGCTGAGCAGGTTGCTGTAGATAACCAGCAGAACCGTCAGGCTGCGTTTAATGCACTTAATGCTCGCGAGATCCAGCAGCTTCAGATGCCTGCGATGGGTGCTGCAACTCAGGAACAGGCTGCCCCAACTTTTGGTGTCCCTGCTGCGCAACAGGCTGCTCCCGGTGCTCCTCAACAACTGGGTGTACCACAGCGTGGTACCGCACTATCTGCGGCAGAGACTGACATCATAGAAGGCCAAGCGCGGGAAGTACGTGAGCCCGGCGCACCTGCTGGTATTGATGGACGTAAGCCCGGCACTGCTGTGTCCGCCAGAGAGACCGACATCATCGAAGGTCAGGCACGCGTCATCGATGAGGAGACTATTGCTCCTGTTGTGGCGCAACTTTCAGCACCAGAACAGCAGACACTGGCAGAGCATTATGGTGAGGAGGTAAACAGTCCCGGGTTCCTAGCCAAGGTACGTGAAGATATTGTTAACTTCACTACCAAGGGTGCCCAGTCTGTTGCCGCGGCTATCCGTAATATCATCCGCAAGTTGCAGGCAGCGATACTGTCTGCTGCTGTCATCCTAAATCCCAACTACATCGGCCCCGGCTATCAGGTAGCTATCCCGCAGAACGTCACCACGGTTGAGCAGGTGCTGGCAAAGGTGCCAGAATCTGTGCGGGCAAGGATGTCCCCCGGTGCGCAGCAAGCGTATGCCAACATCATGCCTGCAATTCAGGCGGAGCTTCAGAAGAGCAACAAGCTATTTGTCCTGACCGACAAGCCCAACGCTCGGGTGTTTGTATTTGACTCCAACGGACAGCCCATCCTTGATAAGAAGGTGCTGCTGGGCTTGCAGACTGGGGACTACTACAAGGGTGATACAGAAATCAAAGCCAATCGGTTTACGCCTGCTGGCCTGTTCACCATGGGGTTGCGTGATGCAAAGCGTGGCATTACTGAGACGGGCGGGAACGAAACCAAAACCGCTGGAGATTATGACTTCGGTAAGGTGTTTGTGCTGGAGAAGGCAGCGCCTGATGGATCGTATTCCATCACCCTGTTCCATTCTGTCTACACCAAAATGTCGGACGCACAAGCCCGGCAGAGAGCGCTGGCTAAGGACAGCGCAGAGGACTCACGCTATTCGTTCGGCTGCATCAACGTAGACAAAGAAACGTACAAGTTCCTGCTGGATAACTATGAGCAGCAGATGGATGGCGCAAAGTTGTTTATCGTGCCTGACAATCCAGACGCAACCATGGACTTTGTCCGTGGTAAAGCTGTGACTGCC